CTATGGTGTATCTATGGTGTATCTGGGATACACCACTCTTGCGGGAACGTTATCGAAAGTTTTTTGGACTATTTTAAAAGGGTAGAATAATCTATATAGTAGAAATTAATGTTCATTGATCTTTTAATATCTTTGGGATTCATAGCCTTAACCTATAGCTTTGTGTTGTTCCTGTTGTTATTATGGGATAAAGAAGAAATAGGCGGTAATTATGAGTAAATATTTTTTTGGTATAGCGTATAAATTTGGGATGCCCTACGTAAAAGGTGCGAGTAAGAAATTTCAAAAAATGTTTGAAAAAGAATATGGTGAAAACAGAGCTGCTGGTTTAAGCACTTCTTCTGCTTTTAGAGAATCAGCTGAAACAATTAATAAAACATTAAAAGAATTTCCAAAGAAAAAACCAGGTAGAAAGTAATGCCTGGTGGACTTAAAAAGAAATCTGCAAGAACAGAACTTGATCTTACTCCTAAACAAAAAATGTTTGTAGAGATATACGTAAAAGATTGGGGATCAATAACACAAGCTGAAGCACTTAAACGTGCAGGTTATGTTTGCACTAATGAGAAAGATTATGGATCTGTTGCATCTAGAATGTTATCTAGAAAGCATAGCCCACATATCGCTAAATATTTTGATAAATTATTTGAAAGAGAAGTAAAAAAATACGAAGGTGACAACTTAAGAAGATATAAAAGATTAGAAAGAATTTCTGACAAAGCCGAAAAGGATAAACAATATGCAGCTGCTATTAATGCTGAGTATCGATCAGGTCAATTAGCTGGTGCTTATGTTGATAGAAAAGAGGTTAGAGTCAGTGGTTTGGAGGGTATGTCACGTGAACAACTTGAAAAAAAACTTCAGGAATTATCGGACAAGATCGATGGGCACAATGCCAAAACGATTGAGGTTGAGTCCCAAGACGTTGCAGCAATTGAAGAAAGCTAGTTGGTCTGAATGGTTAAATGTTTTTAACCAAGTACATAACTCTAAAATTGTTTCTTATGTTGGTAAAATAAAGGTGAAGGTAGATGATTAAACGTAAAATTTCTGTTCCAAAAAAAGTTAAAACAGAGATAGAAAAATATCCTATGGTTTCTGTTGAATGGTTTGATATTGTTTCAGACTCTTCATGGAATAGTTTTTCTGATGTTAAAAAAGCTAAATTGGCTACATGTATTACTAAAGGTCACTTACTTTCTCAAAAGAATGGTGTCACAAGAATATTTGGTGATTACTCATATAACGATAATAAAACAGAAATTGAATCAATAGGTAATACAACATTAATACCTAATTCAGTCATCAAAGAAATTAAAAAACTGACTTAATGACAATATCTAAAAATCCCGAATCTAAACTCTGGCAGAAGATAAAAAAAGGACTGACTGATTGCTTTCTAACCCGCATAGAATCTAGCACAATTAATGGTATACCTGACATACACGCTGTTATGAATAACGAAGTATTTTGGATTGAACTTAAATCAGATTCATTAAGTTATCCCAAGCTAAATAAATGGCAAATTGTTTGGATCAACAAGTATATTTTGGCAGGTGGTAAGGTAATTATCTTCAAAGAGACCCCTTTGAAGAGACTCCTTAAACTGTACAGACCGGTGTCCGTGTTTACTGATCCTCGTACCCTCGTGTCGTTTGCTTCGTTCACGTTCCCGTTTGAATGGCCCATCATCCAGCGAAGGTTACTGACGGAGCTGGGATCTCCTCCCGAAGCAGCGTGATCCTCGTTGTCGTTTCCCGGCCACCGACTCCTTTTACCTCTTTGTAGTCGGTGGCCCGGTAACGGCATGGATGGTGCAGCAGGATCTCGTTCTCGTTCTCGGATAGACCTCGTTCTCGTATAATAAAAACATGGGGCTGGGGGTTACGCTGAGCAGAGCCCCCTCCCGGTAAGGTTAGAAGTTTAGTTGACAGCTGTCCCACGATGTCGTATCGTTGAGAAAGAAAGGATTATAATGACTGTAGATTTTGAAGCACTAGATCTCGTACGAGGAGAGAATAAATCTCGTTCCTACCACAAGAGAATTGATGAGCTCCAGCAGCAAAACACGGATCTCAGGGAGCTGGTAGCTGATGCGATAGCGTGTGTTGAAGAACTAGAGAAGCCAATTTATGTGGGTAGAAGCATTACCTTGAAAGAAAGGTTTGAGAAAATAAAAAAAAGGGGTTGACAGATGTCCCATCATATCTTATGTAAGATCTGGCCTGTAACGCTGGCACATTAACAAGTCGCCTATGTAACAAACGAAAGGGTGGTGCAGGCTTAACTAACAAAGGAGAGCAAATGAAAAATCATAATAAACCTGAAGCTGGTAAAACGTACGCGTTAACAGGAGCTCGGGGCACGCGCTGCATTGCCAACGGTAACAGCTGGGCTGAGTCCGAGGTCCAGGGAGAACATGCCGTTACGATTGATTGGGGCCGAGAGAAACAAGAAAGACGAACCTACACCTTCGCTTCTGCTGCAGAGAAGGATGCATTCATGAAAGGTGTGGAGGCCATGGATGGTTGGCTCGAGTACAGTGTGGTTGATAAGGAGGTGTGATTGGGCTTTATTCTCGTTTACTTGAGTCTGTTATTTCTTTTCCCAAGTTTTACTTTAGCCAGCACCGCCGTGCTCGTTCTCGTTCTGATGGGGATTTTCTAGCCCTCGCTCGTCCCAGCTGCGGATCCCAGTTACATTGATGGTGCTCAAAGTTCCCAGTCACTGCGCAGGAAGTAGTAGCAAATTAGTTTGCTAAAGCTCGGTCTCGTTTCTCGGATAGGAAAGAGTTGATGTATGGTGAACTCCAGTGCTGGTCTCCCAACACGGCTTCGGTACGAAGAATGGTTTGGTAAGCTAGTTTAGAATGATTCTAAAAGATAATTGTTGCGTTAATGGTGGGATATGATAAGACAATGATGTGGGTGGCTGTGCTATAGAAATGCCTTAAAAATTTCCTATAGGTGAATTGATCACACCGAATAAATGCCCACACATCGGTTAGGGTATCACCAAGGGGATTAACCCAAAGCATACCCATAAACTAAAAAAGGAGAATGATATGGGACTAGATCAACACGCACATCTTCGAGGTCATAAAGTAGATTGGAAAAAATACTTTGATGATGACAAAGAAGAAGAATCAAAGGTCTTCGTTTGGCGAAAGCACGCAAGACTTCAAGAGTTTATGGCAAAGAAATGGGCGCAACAAAACCCAGCTATAAGCGTTGAGGGACACCTTGCACATTTAGGTTTCAACTCTGACCAAGACGAACCCTGTTATATTACGGAAGATGTCGTAAAGGAGTTAGGCGAACAAATAGAAAAAGGGTTTGCCGACTATCACGCAGAAGATGGTTTTTTCTGGGGACAACAGTTTCAAGAAGATTCCGTCAAGGAGTACAAAGAGCAGGATTTAAAATTTTTAAAATTCTGTCAGCAAGCAATCAACGATAAAAAGGTCGTTGAGTATTGGTGTAGTTGGTAATGCCGAAAGATATTAAACGAGCCGACAATGTCGGCTCGTCTCGTTCTCGTGGTGCAGGACAACGAGAACAAGATAAGATGACAAGGCAGCTGACGGAACTTGTGAAATTTTTAGAAAGATCATTACAACTAGAGGTTGAACCAAATGTTAATACCATTATTGATAGACTTAATAAAAAAGATAAAAAAAAATTAAATTAACTATTGTATAAATAGTGGGATCTGATAAGACGAGGGAGTATTCATAAGAATACATAACTTAACAAAGAGGTCTTATGACACAAGCACAAAGACGACTAAAGCAAGAAGAAAAAAAAGTAGTTCTTGCTTATGTTCAATTAAAGCTGAAACAAAATAGACTAACAAAAGAGTTAGACACTATGAAACAAAACATTGTGGATTGCTTTGATAGAACAAAACAAAATCTTATCATTGTTCAAGATGAGAATGGTGAGAGTTTTGGATTACAAAAAATAAATCGTAAGAGAAAAAAGTTTGAAACAGCAAACTTTAAAATTGCTCATAACGATTTGTATAACAAGTTCACTACTGAGATTGAATATAGTGAATACAAAGCAATAGGTGACAACAATGCCAAATAATGATCTAATCAATATTGCAAACGTATTAAGTGAACGATTAAACTCTAATGCACCTACATCATTATCCGATATGGTTATTGAGAGTGGGCAAAAGAAACAACTCAACTATGAGATTATGTTTCAGTTGTTAATGGGTGAGTGTGAAAAACACATACTTGAAAACATTGGCAACCCTGTAGTGGACGAGTTTAAGGACAATGTACTTAAAAAGTTTAGTACATTAGTTCAGGCACTACACAAACCAGAATAATTATTAATATTAAACACTAACCAATGGCGCACGTTTGCGCCATTGGTGTATCTACGCCATAGAAGGCTCTAAAAATCTAACTTTTTACTTTTTAAAATTTCACCACAAATTTCCACGTGAGATGGCTCACGACAACGTGGCGAACGGGTTTACAAAGTAGGATATATAAATATACTAGGGTCCCAAACGGTATGAATATTGAAAACCTTAGTGAAGAAGAATTAAAAGATATTATTCTAAAAAAGCAATTAGAGTGGATCAAGTTATGCCAGGATAACTTTTTAATTTTTGCTGAATCTGTCTGGCAAGATTTTATTTATCGTAAAACAAAGGACCCAAAGAAGTATGGCCACCACCAAATCATAGCTGAATCTTTTGAAGAAATAGCTGACGGTGATGCAAAGAGGCTCATAATCAATATGCCTCCTAGACATACCAAATCTGAATTTGCATCTTATTTATTCCCTGCTTGGTATATTGGTAAGTATCCAAAGAAAAAAATAATGCAGGTATCACACAATGCTGAACTTGCTTCCCGGTTCGGTAGCAAAGTTAGAAACTTAATGAATACCAGAGAGTATAAAGAGATATTTGGAAATGTTACACTTAGAGAAGATAGTAAGGCTAAAGGGCGTTGGGAGACCAATCATGGTGGGGAATATTTTGCAGCGGGTGTTGGCGGTTCTATCACAGGACGAGGGGCGGACTTACTTATTATTGATGACCCACATACTGAACAAGACTCAATGTCTGATTCAGCAATGGAACGTGCATATGAATGGTACAGTTCAGGACCCAGACAACGTTTACAACCAGGTGGTAGAATTTTAGTTGTAATGACTCGTTGGGCTACTGATGATTTAACAGGAAGGCTCATCAAAGCACAATCAGAACCTAAAGCTGATAAGTGGGACGTTATAGAATTTCCTGCCATACTTCCAAACGATCAACCCGTATGGCCTGAATATTGGAGTAAAGAAGATTTAGATTCTGTCAAAGCTTCAATCTCAACAAAAAATTGGAATGCACAGTATATGCAGGACCCAACTTCAGAGGAAGGTGCAATTATAAAACGTGAGTGGTGGCAAGACTATGATAAGGAACATCTTCCAAAACTGCTACACGTAATACAATCCTATGATACTGCATTTTCAAAAAAAGAAACTGCGGACTATTCTGCAATTACAACTTGGGGAATATTTGAACCTGTAGAAGGATATGAGAAATGTATTATTCTTCTTGATGCTCAAAAAGGTAGATATGATTTTCCTGATCTTAAAAATCTGGCATTAGAACAATATAATTATTGGGAACCTGAAACAGTTATAATAGAGGCTAAAGCTAGTGGTCAGCCACTAATACATGAGTTAAGACGTGCAGGTATTCCTGTAGTTGATTATGTGCCTGCTAGGGGCAGAGACAAGCATACACGTATAAATAGCTGTGCACCTGTCTTTGAGTCTGGTATGGTATTTGCTCCATTAGACCAACATTTTGCTCAAGAAGTAATTGAGGAATGTGCAGCATTTCCTAATGGACAATACGATGACTATGTTGATTCTATGACCCAAGCTGTGTT